GCGCTCGGCAAGAACTCCGGAGCGATCCAGGGCGCACTGAACATGGCGCGGAACGCGATGACGGAAGTGATGAGCACGATGGAAGATGAGCTCTTTAACAATGCGAATGCCGGTCAGGAGGGGTGATCTCCCGGAGCCGGCACAGCACACAAATGATTGGATGCTTAAAGCATACCACGATTGAGAGGTGGTAACAATGATTTTTAGTTCCGATCCCATAGTCGACGCTATGCGGCACGACATGGAAATCGAGCGCGAGCAGGAGAAGCTTCCAGTGTGCGACGCCTGCGGCCAGACGATCGATGATGACCGATTCTGGCGGATCAATGGCGAAACACTCTGCGATGACTGCGCGCATGATATGTATACAGTCCACATGGATGATTGGATGAATGAACAGGAGGACGAAGGATGGCAAGAGTAATTGGAATTATTGGCGAGAGCGGCTCCGGAAAGACAACGAGCTGCCGCAATTTGGATCCAGCAACTACCTACTATATCGACTGCGATAAGAAGGGGCTGAGCTGGAAGGGATGGAGAGATCAGTACAACCTGCAGAATAAGAACTACTACGCAACGAACGTACCGACCTTGGTGCTTGAGATTCTCAAGAAGGTCAACGAAGATCCGGATCGGCGGATCAAGACAGTCGTGATCGACACGATCAATGGCGTCATGGTCGCCGAAGAGATGCGGAACGCCAAGGTGCAGGGCTACGGCAAGTGGACTGACCTTGCGCAGTATGTCTGGGAGATCTTCGAGTATGCGCTGAGCATGAAGGACGACATCACGGTGATCATACTGGCCCACAGCATCACGGACACGGATGACAACGGCATTGTCTTCACGCATATCCGCACGAACGGACGCAAGCTGGAGAAGATCGTCCTGGAATCGAAGCTGACCACTGTTCTGCTGGCTGACTGCAAGGACGGAGAGTATATCTTCCACACGAAGCCTGACCGGAGCACCGTCAAGACGCCGATCGGCGCGTTCGAGCAGGACGAGATCCCGAACGATATCGTGGAAGTCATTAAGGCGCTGGAGGAGTACTGATGATGAAGTGGGTGAACATGGGCAAGACCATCAATGAAGAAGGCACGACGATCACCTACGAAGCGGAGAGCCATCCGTTCACGATTGAGAGCCGCAAGCGCCATATCCCGCACGCCAACAGAAGCGGAACGTGGGACCACACGACATATGTGGTGCTCTTCCTGGGTGAAGAGGTCGTAGAGAAAAATTCGCTCAGAGATGCGAAGGAATATGCAGAAGAATTACTTTACAAGGAGGAAAAAGCACAATGAAACAGATCAATCTCAACAACGTACAGGAAGCCGGCGAGTACAAGACACTGCCTGCAGGCGCATACATCTGCAAGATCATCTCGGCAGTGGATCATCCGGACAAAGAGTATCTCCTGATCACTTACGACATCGCCAGAGGCGAATATACCGGCTACTACGGCGAGATGCGCGAGAACCATCCGGATTGGACGTCCGTCGGAACGTTTTACCGCTCCTATAAGTCCACTGCGCTTCCCATGTTCAAGCGCTTCTGCTCGGCCGTCTCCAAGAGCAATATGAACTTCGTGTTTGACGGCAACATTAACGCTGACGAACACACGCTGGCCGGCAAGCTGATCGGCATCGTGCTGGGTGAGGAGGAGTACTACTCCAACAGCGGCGACCTGAAGACGCGGCTGGTCGTTGCCAAAGAGTTCCCTTGTGCTGAGCTCGACAAGCAGAAGGTACCGGCACTCAAGAAGCTCCCTGCAGACAACACCGGCGCCCAGAACAGCTATGCCACGGCCGTCGCTGATTCCAGCATGGAGGAGGTGCCGTTCTAATGCTGCATATTATCGAAGACACACGGCAGAAGGCTGAACACCACAGTAACAAGCACGCGTTCTTCGAGCAGGTTTCCGTGAAGTGGATCCGGTGCACGCTTCCTTTCGGGGACTACGCGCCGGTTCCACCGGTTTCCATTGATACGAAGGAAAACATGGACGAGATCGCCGCAAACATCTGCGGAGCTGAGCACAAGCGCTTCATCGCCGAGTGCAAGGCCGCCAAGGAAGCCGGCTGTCAGCTGATCGTCTTGGTCGAAAATGAGCTGAACATCAAAACGCTGCCTGATGTCGCGCGCTGGGTGAATCCGCGGACGCGCTTCTCACCTAAGTGCGTACAGGGGCCGCGGCTCCGGAAAGCAATGGAAACCATCTCGGAACGGTATGGAGTGCAGTTCCAGTTTTGTCACCCAGACGAGACTGGCAAGCGGATCATGGAGATTCTGAAAGAATATGGATACTACAACGACTAATCAAAACCTCGATGCCGCGCTGCGTTATGCCACGAAGTACGGCTGGGCTGTGATCCCGATCCACGACCGCACCAAACGACCAATGACTCCACACGGCGTCACGGATGCCAAAAAGGATCCAGGTGCCATCCGCCACTGGTGGAAGAAATGGCCCACGGCTTCTGTCGGCATCGCCACAGGATCCATCTCACAGCTGATCGTGATCGACGAGGACTTGGATCCGGACAAGGGCTATGACGGATACCGCGAAGTTCGCACATGGGAGCAGGATCACGGAGCGCTTCCGGAGACGGTCAGAGCCATCACAGGACGAGGCGGAAGCCATGTTTACTTCCACTATACAGGATCCGACATCGGCAACCGCGCAGGCATTCTTGAAGGCGTGGACATCCGCGGAGAAGGCGGCTATGTGGTCGCTCCGCCATCCATCCACCAGAACGGCACGCCGTATGAGTGGGAAGAGGATCCGGAAGACGTTCCACTGGCAGAGGTCGACGAAACGGTGCTCGAGTTCCTGCAGATCGGGAAGAAAAAGAAGCAGAACGAACGCTTCACACTTCCGGACATCATCGGCGATGGATCCAGGAACGACACGCTCTACAGACTGGCATGTTCACTGCAGGAGCAGGGGCTGTCAGACGAAGCCATACTGGCAGCAGTCGCAGACACCAACAAACAACGCTGTGCAGAGCCGCTGTCTGACGATGAAATCCAGCAGATCGTTGGCAGCGCATTGCGTCACAAAAAGGGAGCGCTCAGGATCGTGCGAGCAGGGCTTCCAGAGTACAGAGAACCGGAGCTGGAGATGATGGTCGATAAGAAGACCGGCGAAGTCACTGACAAGCCGCTCCAGACCATCCACAACGCTGAGGAGGCGATCCAGTTCGACGACAAGCTGTACGGACACATCTTCTACAATGACATCGCTTATGCCTACTACGTTTACAACAGCCTGCCATGGCGGGAAGGCCGCGGCTGGAGAGAGTGGCAGAACGAAGATGACACGAACCTGTGGAGCTACATCGAGCACAAGTACGGCCTGAAGCAGGACACCAAGATCACGGCCGCACTGCAGAACGTGGCGACACGCTGCCACATCAATCCGATCAAAGACATGCTCGAAGAGTGTCATGAGCGCTGGGACGGAAACAAGCACATCGAAAACCTGCTGCCGGCCATGCTCGGATGCGAGAAGAACGAGTACAACACTGCGGTGATGAGGCTGTTCATGATGGGCGCCATCCATCGGGTGTACGAGCCTGGGTGCAAGTTCGACTACATGCTCGTGCTGGTGGGTGAGCAGGGCAAGGGCAAATCGTCCTTCCTGCGGTTCCTGGCTCTTAACGATGAGTGGTTCAATGACAACTTCAACACTCTGGACGGAGACAAGGCAACCGAGAAGCTGCGCGGAATGTGGATCGTGGAGCTCGCAGAACTGCAGGCCACGAAGCGTGCGAAGGACGTGGAGACCATTAAGTCTTTCGTCACTTCCAGAGTAGACAACTACCGCGTGCCATACCAGAAGCGGACTGAGCGCCGGCGGCGCATGTGCGTGCTGGTAGGGACATCAAACCCGACGGACTTTCTGACTGACAAGACTGGCAACCGGCGTTTCCTGCCAGTGACATGCAACGTTCACGAAGAGACCTTCGACATGTTCGCGGATGAGATCGCGACAAAGGCAGCATTCGCTCAGGCATGGGGTGAGGCCATGGACGAGTACAAGCGCGCAGGTGGACGGATCCGTCTGGTGCTTCCGAAGAAGCTGGAAGGCGATGTCATGGCAGCACAGACAAGATACCTGGAAGATGATCCGAACATCGGCATCATTCAGGAATGGCTCGACAGCTCTGGAAACGATCGCGTATGTGCGAGCATGATCTGGCGTGAGTGTCTCGGGCATGCTTTCGAAGAACCGAAGCGCCAGGACATCAATGCCATACATGACATCATGCGGAACTCCATTAAGGGATGGAAGTATGTTGGCAACCAGCGCATTGAAAAATACGGCGTTCAAAGAAGCTATGATCGCATTGTGGATCGTTTTGTGCCGGTTCCGGAGGACGAAGAGCTGCCATTTAGCTGATTTTGTTGGCGATGTTGGCGATGGGTAAAAAGAACGCCAACAGGAAAAACGTTGATTTTATCGCATTTGTTGGCGTGTTGGCGATGTTGGCGATAAATCTCTATAAGTCTAAAAAAATAAATAATAAATAAATATATAAAGAATAGAAGTAACAACAACAACGCCTACAACGCCTACACACATGATTGGAGAACGACATGGAAGACAATATCTTGAGAACTTACTACGACATAGTCGTCCGCGCCTGGAAGATGTTCAAGACCGACGCGGAGCTTCCGCCCAGCGTGAAGATCTGCCCTGAGTCGGATCGGGCGTGGGGCGAGTTACTGGAGAAGTACAGCACTGATCTGGCAGAGCAGTACAAGGGCACGCAATTCATGGACTTCGCAGTCCAGATCGCGAACACCATGCTGATGGAGATTGAGCGCATCGCTAAGCGCAAGGAGGGAATGGTATGAGACGAAGCAGGGAGATGATTGAGCAGAAGCACTACGAGCTGACGGCCATGACCGACCGCGTGCTGGATGACACCGCGCACGATCTGCGGATCATAAGGACCACAGTCGAGGAGCTCCGGATGTGTGCTCCGGAAG